TGTACTCACGCATACCCGACTCACGCAGATCCGGCTTACCGGCAGTAGCCGCACAAGCCTTCGTGTCAACATCAATGTTGTTCGCACCCGACAGCGTGAAACTGTTCACGCAGTAGGCGGAACCAGCGACCACAAGGGAAGCCTCAACGGATGTCCAGCGGGCCGTGATCGTCGGATACGCCACAGTCGTCAACGACTGACCTGTGTCCTCCGCACGACCAACAAGGTCGACCGAGAACTCGATCATCGCACCGTCACCGGTAGCGTCGCACGACAGCGACCAGGAATCCACCATAACCCCGGTGTACTCGAAGCAACGGACAGTCCCATCGGTCGAAGGACGACCAAACTGGAACGTGGCCGAAGCGAGATCGCCAGGCGTCAAAGTGTGAGTGTACGGGCCTGCACCGGCAGTAACCAGACCACCCATGCAAAGCTCCAACAGTTCACCGATGCCCTCGGGCACCAGTTCCATCGTCACAGAACCCGACACACTGGAGTTGCCGTTACTGAACCCCTTGAGAACACGCCGCCCAGCCGCAAGGCCAGAAGACTTGATCTTCGACTGGTTCAACACCATGCTCTCTGACACATGCTCCACGAAGTGGTCTACGGTTTCCCGCGTGTACTTCGTCGTCTCTTTCGCGTACCCCATCGATGCGAGAACGCCGCTGCCAATAGCCATTACTTATCTCCCTTTTCGGAAACGGTTTCAGCCTTCTCTGGGGCTGCTTTTTTCGGTTCGATCTTCTTAAAAGCCTGGGGATGATCCTTAACCAGACTTTCGGCCAACTCGTCGTCAAGCTCGACAGCATCACCGTCAAGGTCGAGATGAATGAACCTAGGTCCAACATCCACGCCCGCAGTGTGCGTCGCCTTCTTTCCAGAATATTTGACAAGAATCCCCATAACTCAAAGCCTACCTTTCACAGTCTTGTTTCCACCCGCAAAACCAGTTCAAACATTGCGCCCCAACCATCATCCATAACAGGAAATGCTTCAAGCGAATAACTGCGGACACGATAGTTACCAATAACCCCACCAGTCGAGATACCGGTCGGGCGTCCCGTCGTCTGATCCCTGAAGCCCTCCTGAACGACCTGAGCAAGCTCGTTAGCCCTCGTCATAGCCTCCACGCCCGTCTGGCCCTGCTCACCGGCATAGATGCGAACAACGATATCCAGCGTCTCTGACTGCAAAGCACCAGTGGACTGCCACTCGACAGCACCGTCCGAAATCTGTGCCTCCAGCTCGATACGTTCCTCGTCACGCTCATCGTTGTCCGAAACGAAATAGACCGTAGGAACCCGGCCACTATTCACCGACGCCGGATACCCCAAACCAGACAACGTGGACTCAACCTCGAACAAGACACTAGGCCCAACAAGGAAACGACGATTACCGGCCATCAGCGACCAACACCCAGGTTGCGGCGACGGTAACGATTGATGACCTCATCAATCTCAGGGACCGCCGTAATCCACTTCCCCAAACCAGGAGTAGCCAACACGACGTTACCCAACTCGGTGCCCTGCACCGAAATGGCACGCGACGGGATACCAGAATTATCGCCCGAACGACGAGCCTCAACAGCCTTCACAACAGCACGACGCAAATCGGCCGGTGGAGCGTCCCACCCGTACCGGTAACCGACACGAATATTGTTCACACCACACGGCCACACATACCGACGAGCCACAGCCAACCCAAACGGGTCCGCAGGGATCTCGGTGACATCCAACGCCAAGTCAGCCCAAGCAGCCCCAGTCCAATACTGCGCCCACACAACCTCACGCAAATCGGCCTGCACCAACGACAAAGTGTCGTTCCCACTACCCGAAAGCACCTCACTGTAGAACCGTGGCACGAACGCACGCCTACAAGCGTCGTCCAGCATCGACTCGACCTCAGTACGGTCCTTGACCAGCGAAGCAACAGGATGCTTCACGGCAGACCCCAACACAGTGTCCTCACGCATGTCAGCGACAGTCGCATAGTACCCGCCAACAATGTCGTACCGCGCAGTGGCAAGCACCCCGTTAGGGCCGGTCCACACGGCCGTCAAACGGTCCACAGACAGGTTGTCGGCCGCAGCAATAGTGGTGGTCCTAATCTCGTTACTGTCACCCGACTCTGCTACAGCACCGGATGTGACCGCCGTGCCATACGAGTTAGTGACAGTGACCGTGACTGTCCCCACATCTGCCGGTTCGCCGTCCTGATCCGACCCCGAGTACACCAAATTGGCGTCCACCCCTACAAGGTGTCGCGACTTCGCAACTTCATGGATCACAACGGGCCTCCAGCCTCAACCAACGACTCAAGCCTTCTTGGCAGCAGACTTCTTAGCGACCGAACGCTTCTCGCCCGGCGCAGCCGTAGCAGCCTCGACCGGAGCGACCGAACCACGCACGACAGAAGGCCGATCAGCAAACAGACCAGGCAATGCCTTCACGACCGGATCAGACGCATCCCACGCCTCATCAGCCACCAGACGGACACGGGCATCCGCCACAAACGTCGACACCGACTCCTTAACAAAAACCAGCATAACAAATAACCCCTTTAACAGTGATGGAAAACCGAAACCTGGCAGGGGAGCCGAAACCCCCCTGCCAGGCAACCAACCCAACGAATCAGGTCGTGATGTTCTTCAGCTTGCGGAACGCGTTAGCCACGACCACACCAGAACCGAAGCGAGCGTAACCGTAAAGGCCGCGCTGTCCGGTCGGACGCTGATTAGCACCCATCAGATGAGGAATCGTGTCCAACGTCATACCGACACGCTGTGCCAGAACGAAGTTCTGCATGTCACCAAACACCAGAATGTCCTGACCGTCAGTGCCCTCCCATGCCGGAGCATGGTCGGTCAGGATGACAGGCTTACCATTCAGGAGCGTGATGCCCCCGGCAGTCTGGTCGACCGTGAAACGGCTAGTAGCCGTACCGGAACCGAACGAACGGATCTCGTTCTCGACATCAACGTTCATAACCCACGCACCAGCGGCACGGAAATCTTCCGGCGTAGCAGCGTAAATCGCATCGATGTCGCCAGCGACGAACGTATTGTCAGTCGCAACGTCAACCGTAGTCGTGGCACCCGTGAAGATACCAGTCGTGTTCGGAGTCGAACCATCACCAACAGCAAGCTGGTTAGCAACGAGGTAGGTGTAACCCTGTGCAAGCACACGGCCCATCTCACTCGCGAAGCCAGGATAATCCATCCCGACCTCGATGCTGTACGGAATGAAAGCCTGCGGCTTCTCAGTCTTGATGGTCGGCTGTGCCAGAGTGACACTGTCGTCCGAAACCTGAGTGGCCTCAGCATCCATCGACCAAGCAGCCTGCGCCGAAGAAACGCCCTTCCACTCGTCGTTAGTGATCGCCTCAACGCGAGCAGCGTTGATCAGCGGGTTGCCGGTCTGACCATTCGTGATAAGGATGGTCGGATCGATGATGATCGGAACACCAAAACCACCAGCAGAGTCCGTACCGATGTTCTGGGCACGGGCCTCCGAAACGGCCTGACGCTCTTCATGGCTCCACTCGTCCGAACGGCCCGAAAGACCCTTCACGAAAGCCGACTCGTAAGCAGGCTTCGACTGGGCGACGAGCGCACGGGCGACCTTCTCACCATCGTAGCTACGGGTCTTACCGGCGCTGATAGCCGATTCCAGGGCGTCCGCACGGGCATCACCAATCGAACCGAGGTAGCTACCGTCAGCCTTCTCGATGGCACGCATAGCAGCCTCACGAACCTCACCGGCAGAAGCCGAACGAGTGTCAACGTCTTCCGACTTAGCAGCTTCACGAATGAAGTTAGGAGCCTGCACCGGAGCAGTCTTGGAACCGAGAAGCGCCTCACGGGCCTCCAGCTTCGCCAGACGAGCACGACCCTCAACAACAAAGGCTTCGCCTTCGTCCCAGAGAGCCTGGTCCTCATCGCTGAGGCTCCCAGCGTCATTACTACGAGCGTCAACAGCAACGAGTGCCGCTTCCACATAAACCAGTTCAGCAGCAAGTTCGCTGCGCTGTTCAATAGTCATCAAATTCACCTTTCCAGTGAAAGTTTACGGAGGAACGCGGCTCGCTCCCCACGTCGGTTCACTGAGGTGACAGAATCGTCGGCGTCAGTGTCATCAGTCGAGGTGCCAAGAACGGCGGCGTCGACATCCGGTACGTCAAGCAGAATTGCTTGACGAATCTCTTCGATAAGCGCAGCACGCTCATCTTCGGGCAGCGTCGCAAGAATCGACCGCACACCCACACTCGCTCCAGCGTAGGCAGGAAAAACGACCGGGCCCACTTCAAGCAAGGAAACTTCTTTCAACGTCCGCATAGGAACCTCAGAAGACTCATCCCACACATCACGCATCACCTGGAACCGAAACGACATCCCGTCCACCGAACCCGAGGCAATAGCCTGCCGGATCGGCTCAACGCGAGCGTTATCGTGGAGACGGGCCTGAACAAACAGACCGTGATCATCTCCCCTGATCTCTTTGATCGATCCGATTGGGACAGTGCCGGTAGCAGGATCACGACCGTGGTCAAACTGCAAAACCGGCATACGCTCGCTGAGAGTCTTCTCAAAAGCACCCCGATCAATCCGCTCATCGAAACGGCCCTCATACGAATCGATACGAGTCGCCTGATTAAAGACAGCACCATACCCCTCCAACGTGAAGCCATCATCGCCAACGTCACGCGTCTCAAACGACACAGACCGCTCAACAAACCTGGGTGCTTTAGTCATCATAATCTCCAATTAGAATCCTACTAGCTAGTTCTCAGGAACACACAACCACACAAAGAATGCCCCAATGGCCGTCCCGAAGATCGAAACGAACACAGCGACACGCCCCATCAGTCCATGCCCCCCTCATCAACGTCATCCCCCACGTCATCAGGCACATCATCAGTCCCATCACCGTCAGGGTCCAAAGCATCCATAGGCTGCAACTGGACAGAAGCCCGACCGGTATGAACCATCCCACTCAAGTCACCAGCGACCACACGCTCAACGGCAGAGTCCGGCTCAAACCCAGAATCAACAGCAGACCGAATAGTCGCCATCTGCGACTGCACGATAGCTGCCTGATCGAGAGCGTCCTCCTGTAAGAACATGACGTTAGACAGATCAGGAGCCAACACAATGTCACCCCCAACCTTCGGGGGAGCCAACGACGTCATAGCATCACACAACGACCAGGCATGCGGCGTCAACCAGCCGTCAGCCAACAAGCGACGAGCAGACGAAAAGTTACCGGCATTCAACGACGACCCAGACAACGAGTCCCGAGTACCCAGAATTGCTGCCGGGACACGCGACCGCATAGCGACCGCAACCTCGATCGAACCATACAAACCATCAAACCCGATATCGCCAAACTTGGTCGAGATATCCCGCACATCAGTAACGTTCGACAAAAACAGGTTCTTAAACGCATTCGCCGTACCACCATACGACTCGTTCATCCGATGCGAAGCAGCCGACAACTCATCGTCGTCCAAACCCTCTGACAAAAACACAAGCGACGGCACAGTGCCACGCTCAAAGAACTTCTGCTGATGGTCAACGATCTGACCCTCCAACGCCGCCTCAGCAGTCAGCGACGCAACCCAAGAACCGCCCTTCCACGGCGCAGCCGGATCAGGCTCAGGCATCCAATGAGCATACTCGCCAGGCAGATAAGCAACCCGACCCCGGTCACCCCCATTAGTGTTCGGATTATAAACAATACCCACAACAGTCATGTCCGGCGGCAGGAAATCAGCCACATCACCCTGCCACGTCGGCATCATGTTCGACCCCAACACAAACGTCACGCGAGACGGGTCCAAACGATGACGGGCACCACCAACACCACGCACCACAAAAGCATTGCCAGCGTAACTGACATCCTGCTCCATCTGCATCAACATATGCATCCGGCCAGCAGCGTTCAACGCCTTCAAATCGCGAGACTGCCCACCATGAGCGCCACGATGCACCGACGTAACCGGCGTCGACCAGTCCTCATGCCGGAACCGAATCTGCGACACCAACGCCGCACGGGCATACACAGCAGCCGGAATCACACCAGACCGCTGATGCACCTTCGCCACCATATCAGTGAACGTACCGTCAGCCTCGTCGGGCCTCGACCCGTGAATAGCGTCCGCCACAGCATAAGTGTTGCCGTTGAACGTCACCGAATTATTGACGCCACGCTCCACATCCGACGAAATCAGCCGGTCGAGAAATCTCATCTAATCGAACCCTTCGCCACCGCTAGATACTGCCAGGCATAACTTGTCGAGATCAAAGACACACCGACAAAGACCAAACAAAGCGGAATAGACCACAACGCCAATCCTAGCGCTACCAGACTGATTCCACACACAACCAAAACTATCCGCAATATCACCCAAATACTCATATCACAACTCCAATCATCCAAAAGCCATACCAATAATCTTCTTCTTCACCGGCTCCCACTCAGGCACACCCGACAACGCCAACGTAACAGCCACCAACGCCGAAATGTTCTTCGCACGCCGACGCGACCACACCGCAGCATCACCAACCATACGACGCTCCCCGACACTCACCTGACCATTCAGCTTCTCATCACCCAAATGCTGCACATCACCCAAAGCGACAGCGTCCAACAACTGACCGAACGCATGAGCATGATCCTGCGTCGACATCACATGAACCTCAACATCAGCCGCCACAAGCCTCGAAATGTATGCACCGGCAGGAGAACCCTTCTCGACCCTGATCGGCACCCTATGGGCATCCCAGAGCCTCTGAGCGAACGGCACAACCCAACCTGGGTTGCCTTCGTCGTCCACATCGGCCACAGCCTGCGAAGCAGCGACCTCCAACTGGATAACACCACTATCGATACGACCGGCGATACCGAACGCCGCCCAGCCACGATCCTCGGTCACCTCCAAAGCAATAGAGAGCCCCTCCACGATCTCGCCAGGCTGAATAGCCTCCAACGCCAACCAACGATCAAACGGGATCTCGCCATCACGCTTCGACGGCGAGATCCCGTTTGATCGTT